TGCTGCTAAATACGCCGTTCTGTGGGTTGTAAATTACGCCAACACTGTTGGGGATGTTGTTTGAAGCAACAAACTGACCTGACGCACCGGGATAACCAGCAGTGTTTGCACCAGTCGTGTTGCCAAAGTTCATGTCCACACCCTGAACTAGATCGGTATAACCGACGTTACGGATGGGGGTAAAGCGCATGTCACCGGATAAAATTGGACCGGAGAAAGTAGAACGTGCCATGATAATTCCTTATGCAAAAGTACCTTACCAATCGTTGCATCGTCTGCTGGGGCAGTCCAGTAAGGTAATCACCCAGATATGTTATTTATACTACCTTTCGTTTAAACAAGCAATACAGTTTAAACAATAAAAAACCCCGCCTTTTGAGCGGGGTCCAACGATGTACCGGATTCAAACCGGAGTCCTAGTCTTGTCGATCTGTGTGTCTCACCACACCGACATCGTTATAACTTAGTACGAACCGTAAATGCCTAGTGGGTCAGACCAACCGAAGCTATAACGCTCACGTGACTTGTAACGGACGTTACCGGTATCAAAGTCACCATCCATGCTGTTTTGCAATGGGGTGCGAACAAAGTGCTTTAGACCGTTAGGAACATCAGTGGTTAAGAACCATGCGTTAGGAGCGGTCAAGAAGTGGTTAATGGTATAACCCTCTGGAACCGAACCGTTGTTCTTGATTGCGTTGATATCGTTGTTGTTTGTACCAACACGCAATTCAGTGTCGAGCAAACGAGTTGCAACGAACTGGAGTGGAGGAGGAACTACCAACTTCTTTGGCTTAGCAGCGATCAACAGACCACGTTCATCAGTCCATGCAGCGATTTGAATAACAGCATTTTCCAATGCGGTTTCGTTCAAGTCAGCAGGAGTTGATGGGGTGTTGGCGTTAACACCACCGTTGACCAATGGGTGAGCCGTGTTAAACAACGAAACACCGTCACCGCCAGTGTACTGAGCGGAGAAGCCGTTGTTCAGAACAGCAGCAGCTTTCACCTGTTTGGTGTAAGCCATAGCACGAGCCAAACCTTTGGTGTAGCGACCGGACAACGAGTCATACAAGTTGTCTTCGATTGCTTCTTCAGTCAAGCTGAAGCCCAAAGCAATGGTTTCGTGGTTGTATCGAGCAGTCCAAGCTTCCTGTGCGTTGTCATAGGCGATGGCAGAACCTTCAGCCTTGACTGGTGCAGCAGAGAAACCAGACAGTTTCGTTTCTTCTTCGAATGAACGCTCAGAGGTTTCTGTTTCGTAAATCTCTTTGTGTTCTTCGCCGTAACGAGCATACTCTAAGCCGAACAATGCGTTCAAACCGGGGAGAAGCTCTTTAAGTAGCTGTGCGCGTGAAATAGCCATTATTAGCTCCTAATTAAGCGGTTTGAGTAGCTGTATTTTGGTAATACTCATGTACACCGTGGTTCCACTTGAGTAGAACTTCTGGATACTGGGTAAATACCAAAGTTGAGCTTGCTGGGATGGTAGCAGCGGTAGATGCAACACCACCTGCGTTAACAGTGCCGTACTGGGCATTGAGAACAACAGAAGTAGCACCAGCAGTAGCAGCCGTGCTGACATACGAGCCTGTACCAACATACTGACCGTTCGAAGCTAAGAAGCCCACTTCCGTGCCAACTGGCAAGGCTTGTGGCAGGGCGCTTACGGTAAGCGTTGTTGTACCGCTTGTGTAAGTTGCTGTACCAAGGTTAACTGCGGTATCACGAACGATATCAACAATTCTCCAAGGAAGAGCAGCGGTCGTAGCAGCGGAAGACGACAACACAGCGTTGTAAGAATCGCCAGTGTTAGCGTTACCTGCTAAGTCTGAAGCAGCAATGTTCAAACCGATCATTGAGGTAGCTACTGAACCAATGGTGCTGCCGCCCTGCGAGGTCACAACAGCCGACTTGAAGACGGTGTCAGGATCATCAGTAACGATAGCAACAGCGTCTCCAGCCAGAGTCGATGCGGACCAGTACTGGCTGAAACGCTTCTGCTTGGTGACGGGGTCAGTGTAAGAACAGCCCAAGAAAATACCAGTCAAACCATAACCAACTGCGCCGGTCGAAGCCGAACCGCCAGTGGTCAGAGTGATACGGGTAACAAAACCACGAGTAATTGCAACAACATCACCGTAAAAAATATTAGTGCCGTAGCCATACTGGATAGGTAGGTTACGTGTCGAGCCTGCAAAGACTTGACCACCAATAAGATTTAGCGGCTTAAAACCATAAGGACCCGGAACGATTGGGTAAGCCATTTTAAATCTCCATTAATTTAGGAACGTTTTCCAAAGCTAACGGTTGAACGACGCTCATTAAATAGCGGCATTCTTGGATCGCTTTGGCGCATTAAATTACTGTCCACCGCCTCGATCTGCTTAAAGTTTACGTTAGAATAATATTGTTTCTGCTGTTCAACAAATTCAGAAGGAGTCTTGCAGAGCAATAACCCGCCGATTTCGATATTGTCTTTAAAGCGACTATTCGGATCGGCTAGCAGTTTAAACTTGGGTTGTTCTTCTAGCGTTACAGGTTCCCAACCCTCTCTAAACCTTGAAGAGACGTTGCGTGGGTCGGCATTGTTTAGCATAGAAACACGAATCCAACGATAGTCATACCCAGCTTGTTTGTCTGGCTCGGGGAGAAGTTCCGGTGGCATCCACTGCTTTGGACGCTCTATCATTTCTCGGGTTTGCATATCACGGGTGATCTTTTCAGCCATTTTAGTTCTCCAGTTTAAGCACTTCTCGTGCGTATTGTTCATCGGTAATTCCCAGCTTTTTTGCTATAGAGCGCTGAGATTCTTTTAACTTAATCCGTTTGGAGGATGTCGTTCTATTTGCCGGTGCTACGACAGAAGGTGCTTTACGAGGTTTTTCCTCTGGTTCTGGTTCTCCAAAATGTTCTGGAAATCGCTTACGCATCGTCTTGTCCAATGCGTTGTAATACTCATCAGACCCAATAATCACTCCAGTGCGTTTTAGTTTTTCATGTAAACCTAGCGCAGATGCAGTCATTTCTTCGTCTTGACCAAACCAAGGGTTTTGCTGTTGCCAGCGCATTACTCGATTATCAGGACGTTGTACTTGGACCTGTTGTTGAGGTTGTACTTCAAACTTTTCTTCCTGTAAAGGGGGTAATTTGAAATTAGTTACCTTTTCCAACTGCATGGTTGCTTTGGTAATAAGCTCTTGAGCTTCCATTTGCTTATCAATATCGCCCGTATCATAGGCTTCTCGATAGGCTTTTTTAGCCATTTCAAGTTGTAATTCAGTTGAATTCTTTACTGCCGCAACATATTCCTTTTCTCCCGAAGAAAGCATGGATTTAATGCGTTTATTCTCTTCAAAAAGGCGTTTTGCTGCCTCTATTGCTTCTTGTCTTTCACGCAAAGCAGACTCTTTTTCTCTGCGTTCATCGTGATAGACTTTTTTAGCCTGTTTAAACTTCTCTCGAACGTCGTTTGAGTAGTTTTCAAGCTCTTCTTTGTCCAGTTTTTCGACAATTTCCTTGGGCATTGGTTGACGATTACGGTCATCTGGGGGTGTATCGTCTTCAATTTCAATTTCTATCTTGTCATCGTCAGCCTCAAGGCTAATATCCACCTTGTTGTCGTCGATTTCATCGGGAAATTTGAATCCCGGCTTATCAAATTCAGGCATTTTCTATCTCCTATTTGCGGGAAATACCACGGGGATCGTCTACCGTACCCTCTACATTGTCATCGTAGATAATCCGAAACTCACGACCGTGAATTAACAGTCTTGAACCTGCGTGTGGGCGAACCAAAACGAAATCGCCTTCTTTGCACCAAGGACCAGAAGGAAATTTTTCTTTATCTTGGTAGCAATCTGGACCCATCTTGACCACAAAAAGAATGGTAGTCAGCATTTCTTCACGCTTAACCATTTCTTCTGGTTTGATAAGACCACTATCGAACTCCTTTTCCGTTTCTGGAATCGCACAGAGCATTTTGTAGCCTGATGGGCGGGGAAGTTGGCTGGCTTTTTCTTCTGGCGTAGCTTCTGAACTGTATACGCCTACTACTTGAGGGCTATCGGGATTTGAGCCGATAAGGATTTCACTCATCCGAGTTCTCCATTGCGTGTTTAAGGTCAAGGATATCTCTACGCACAAAGAGCAGACCTTTGATTACTCCGCACGTATTTTGGTATTCGTCGAAGTTTTTGGCTTCGCCTGTACCTAAACTTTCCTTTAAATCATCTACTCGTTCATTAATCTTTTTCAGGATTATTTCCAGTTCGTTCATCAGCTTCTCTCTGTAACTTGGCGTTCAATTGGGTTTTGAGTCCATCCGCCAATATCTGCTTGTCTTGCGATTGTTTTTGAACCCGCAATTGGTTTTCGTGCTTAATGAAATCTAGTCCGCCTTGAATAAGGTTTTGTTTTTTCTGGACATGTAGTTTGGCTAATGAATCCGCAGCGGTTAAAGATTGTTGATGCTGGGCTGTTTGAGCCTGAGCAGCAATACGTTCTTTTTCAACTTGAATCTGAGCGGCTTTGAGCTGGGCATCAGTCATGTCCTTCTGTTGCTTACGCTTGAGGTCACCGGCTTTAAGCTGAAGTTCTTGTTGCTGCATTTGAACCAATGGGTCTTGAGCCTGTTGCTGCGCTTGTTGTTGCGCTGCTTGGGCTTGGTTGCTTTGCAACAGTCTTTGTGCAGCCATTGCCAACATCGGAGCAAGCCTTGCCTCGACCTCTGGGTCCATATGCTGCTCGTCTCCCTGCTCGTCGAACTGAGGAGGAAGGTTTATGCCAAGCTGCTTCTCTATCTCCACTCTATAGGCAAAACCTAAGTGTTCATTAATATGCGCTTGCATTGCAGACTGAAGGGCTTGTGCTTGCGGGCTTTGTCCCAGCAAACCAACAATCTTCGGGTCTTGCATTGCGCTCATATGAACAGTGATATGCGCTTGGTGATCTTGGTAAGCAAAAGCCTTGACCGGTTTTTGCATCAGAATGTTTTGGTTTTCTGATACAGGGTCTTGTGGCTTTTGATCTTCTGCCATTGGAACGAGTTTCTGTGCTTCTTTAATACCCAGAACATCTAACATCTGGCGATGTAATAACGGCATGTTATAGAACTGCGGTGATGTTTGAGCAAGCTGAAGCACAGCTTGGTACTGAACAATCTTCTGAGCCATCGTTGATGCATTGGGATCGGAGACCGGAATGACATCAACCATGTGGTAGTCAGACTTTTTAGCCTTACGACTACCTGACTCTGGCTCGTACTCATAATCATCGGGGGCGTTGTCCGCAATGATGTTTTTGAGTAACTTAAGCTCTTGCTTTAACGAAAAGTGAATGCGAGCTTGGACAGCACTCATCACCTTTAGGGTGCGTTCTAGAATTGCCAGTGTTGTGCCTACCGGGGCTTGGCTGGACATATCAGAGACTTGAAGATCAGCCGTGTTGGCAAAGCGTCTTCCGTCTTCCACAATCTGATTAAGCAGAGCCATCAGAACCTGACTTGGTTCCTTGTAGGGCAATGGCATGATATTGTCTTTCATTGTGCCGGAGGCAACATCTACATCCCTGAATTCGCCGGGGGCAATTGGTGTGTCGTCACCCTTGACTCGCAGACCACGTGTTTTAAATCCGCCCGGTAGATTTGATAGAGTCCCAGCATCAACCAGCTGACGAATAAGAGAAGTGCCAGATTTAGCAAAAGCACCAATTAGATGAATAAGCCCGAAATGATAAAACCCAAAACCCGGAATATATCCGTAATGAACAAAATGCTGGCGCTTAGCAAACTTTTTATCATCGGGTTTCCAGTTACGGCGGATGGCTAAAACCTTGTTGTTGGTCTTTTCGATCGTGACCACGTAAGGCAAGGCAATACCTGTTTCCTCGTCACCATCTTTGTGTTCAAAACCGGGAAGGTCAAGGTTGACGTGCATTTCAAGAATCTTGTACCGGTCATCCGATACTGCACGAAAACCCAGTTTCTCGGCAATTTTCTTTTCAACTTCGTCCAGCACACCACTTGGGTCGCCCAGATCAACATCCCGGTATAGACCTGAGTGCATCAGCTTTCTCAGATCATTCTCTGACTTCCTCATGACATGGGTAATGCGGTCCGCTGATTCCAGATTGGTTGCACCGTAAGGAACAATAACATCCTCTGCTGGGACAAACAAAGCTACCTGACGACCCATGGTTGGGTCTTCATAAACCTTACGGAATGCGTTTCCTGATAATCCTAGACCCCAGATCAATCGCTCCGTCTCCGGGCGATACTCAGGCATCGCTTCAGTCAATTCATAGTTCATGTCATCCTGAACTCGAATCGAAGCATCTTTAATTTCTTGTGTTTCTTTACCGATAATCTTAGTTTTGACCGGTCCCATGGCTGGAAATATCGACATGATGGTCTCGGCTTGGAACTTAACCAAAGCTTCAGCCAACAGGGGATGGTAAATACCGCAAGCGCCTTCCCATGGCTCTGAACGCTCTTCGATTTTTAAACCGAGCAACTCAAGACCATCGACATAGGTTTGAATCCAATCTTTACGAGATGCGACATCAGATTCAAAATCCTCGACCAGCTCTCCAGCAAGAAGCGATAACTCCTGCTCATTCATGTACTCAGCAAGGTTTTCGCCGAACTCATCTTCAGCGGGTTCAATATCTATTTCGACATCGCCCATACCAATGTGGACCGCTTCGGGGTCTTCAATTTCTATTTCAATAGGTACTTCATCTAAGCCTAGTTGATCTAAACCTTCAGGTGCTTGGTATAGTGCTTTGTCAATTGCCATGATGATCCTCAGTAGTACGCCGTTTTGCGTTTAAACATGGGTTCATCTGGCTCGTCAGAGTCCAGTCGAATAAACCCGCCCTGTCTAAATCGGAGCAATGCCTGACTGGTCGAGTCAACAAGGTCATCATGGTCCCCATTTGGAAATGATGCGCATTCTTCCATCACTTCTTCTGCCCACCGGGTATCTGGACACCATACAAACCCTGACGCAAACAAATCAGATATTGCGTTTACACGGGCTATCTTATCACTCCCCTTGTTCGGCGTATACTCCTGAAGCGGGATTCCTATCTGCCTTAGCTCATATATCAACGGCGCTCCTGCGGCTTTCTTTTCAATAATCAGACTATCTGGGTTCCATTCCCTATACATGTCAAACGCCTTGCGCTTTAACTCTGGGAATTCCATCCTTTCCTTAAATGCGTCTAGCAGGATAACATTCGGCACTTCCCGCCCATCAGCGTTTGTTTTGTAAAACACACCCCAAGTGGTACAGGCTGAGTAGTCCGCCCGGCTATTCTTTTCGAATGCGGTATCCCATGATTGGATAATGTACTCACAATAAGGGGACTGTTCATGCTCCCAGATTTTCCACATCTCCCGCTTAATGATTGCGCCTTCTTCTGATGTCGGATTCTGTTGATACTGGGCTTCCCATTTACTTACAGGAATTTCAGCTTTAATCGCTTCAAGCTCTCGCTTAGACCAAAACTCTTCCCATAAGGGATTACCCGATGGTAACAAAGCAGGAAACTCAATGACCTCCCATTCATCGCCTTCCCGTTTTAAGGAGTTGTTTAGTATCTGTCCGGTTAGGTCTCTCTTTGACCAACGGGTCATCACAATAATGATTGCTCCGCCCGGCTGGAGACGCTGACGAGGACCAGAGGAATACCATTCATAAACCCTGTCATAGACCTCCGGGTTGCCTTGCATGGCTTCCTGTTCAGAATGCGGGTCATCAATAATCAGGACATCCGCACCCTTACCC